GCAGAACATAAAATAAATTCTGTTACATCTTACAATGATTGTGATGCTTGTACCGCAGCAAACTAAAAATCTAACACTTAATTTACAACCAATTACTTTTATAAACCTTAATAATTATTATGAGTGCGACAACTATTTTAAATGAGATTCTCCAAAAGTTGTCTAAACTATCAGATGAGCAGCCAACTCCACAAGAGCTTTCAGAAACGGAAGTTCAAGAAGAGGCTGTAGAAGCTGTAAGTGAGACAACAGAGGAAGTTACAGAGGAAACTACTACCGAGTTGTCTGAAGAAGTCGCTACCGAAGAAGCTCCTGAAGTTTCAGAAGTAGAAGCATCCGAAGATGAATTGGAGGCAGAAGAAGAAACACAACTTGAAAAAGGATATGTTTCGGAGGAAAAGTATATGGCAGATATGGGGGCTATGAAGGCTGAAATTGAAGCTATCAAGAAAATGATTGACGAAGAAATGGGTTATATGAAGAAAGAGAAAGAAGCTCTATCAGAGCAAGTAAAAGAACTTTCTAAAGAACCTGCTGCTGAAGCAATCAAACATAACCCAGAAGAAGCAAACTCTAGAAGATTTGACTTTCAGTATGGACAAAACAAACCCATTAACACTTTTGATCGTGTGATGGCTAGAATAAGTAAAAATAAATAAACGTCTAAATTAAATAAAAATGGCTACTACTACTTCAATTACTACAACCTATGCTGGTGAGTTTGCAGGTCAATATATTGCTGCTGCCTTGCTAGAGGGTGCTACCATTTCTAATGGTGGTATTACAGTAAAACCTAATGTAAAGTTAAAGGAAGTAATCAAGAAAGTATCTTCTGACGATATCGTTAAGGATGCAACTTGTGATTTCTCTGCTACTTCTACATTAACTCTTACTGAAAGAATTCTTCAACCAGAAGAACAACAAGTGAATCTACAGCTTTGTAAGAAAGATTTCGTATCTGACTGGGAAGCTGTACAAATGGGATACTCTGCATTTAGCGATCTACCTCCTGCATTTAGCGATTTCTTAATCGGTCACGTTGCAGCTAAAGTTGCTCAAAGAACAGAGAATTCAATCTGGACAGGAGATACTTCTACAAATGGACAATTTAACGGTCTTACGACTCAAATTGCTTTAGATGCTGATTTACCTGCTGGACAAGAAGTTGCAGGAACAACTGTAGATTCATCTAATGTTGTTGCTCAATTAGGATCAATCGTTGATGCTATTCCTTCTGCTCTTTACGGAAGCGAAGATTTATTTGTATATGTTTCTCAAAATATTGCTAGAGCTTATGTAAGAGCTTTGGGTGGGTTTGGTGCTTCTGGATTAGGTGCTGCTGGTACAAACAATCAAGGTACTCAATGGTGGAATAACGGATCACTTTCTTTTGATGGTGTGAAGCTATTTGTTGCTAATGGTCTTGCTGATAACACAGCCGTAGCTGCTGAAAAATCTAACTTATTCTTTGGTACAGGTCTACTTTCTGACCACAACGAAGTAAAAGTTATTGATATGGCTGATCTTGATGGTTCTCAAAATGTGAGAGTCGTAATGAGATTTACAGCAGGTGTACAATATGGAATTGTTTCTGACATCGTAACATACGGTATCACTAACTCTGCTAACTAATAACTGATTAACTAACTTAAAGGGTAGGTGAGCCTAGAGCCTACCTGCCCTTTTTTAATACTTATAATTATGGCTTGTGATTTAACTGGAGGAAGAGCGAAACCTTGTAAGGATGCTGTTGGTGGTATTAGAAAAATTCATTTTGTTGACTTTGCAGATTTAGGGGATATTACCCTTACTGATGACGAAGTAACAGATATGGATGGAACTTTTGACTACCACACATACGATGTAAAAGGCAACTCTTCTTTAGAAACTAATATTCAGACTTCTTTAGAGAATGGTACAACATTCTTTGAGTCTGTAGTGAATTTAACTCTACATAAACTAACAAAAGAGGATAACAAAGAGCTAAAGTTGATGGCTTTTGGTAGACCTCACGTTTTCGTAGAGACTTTTGATGGGAGCTTACTTTTGGTAGGTAGAGAACATGGTGCTGAAGTTACTGGAGGTACAATGGTAACGGGAACTGCGATGGGAGACCTTCAAGGTTACACTTTGACTCTTACTGCAAATGAGGTAACACCTCCTAATTTCGTTTCTGGAGCTACTGCTGCTGATCCATTCGCTGGAATGAGTAGTGCAACTGATTCTCCTTCAACTAAACGAACTCCCTAATCAAATAGGGTAGTATAATTAAGGGGCTTTATGCCCCTTTTTTTGTATCTTGTAAAAACAAAACGACTGTCGTTTAGTTATTTTGTATATGAATATATTACCAACAACAGGGAGTCAAGTTCTTAAAATAATTCCTCGTAAAGATGCGAGTGATCCAGTTATTAAATTAACTAATAAGGACACTAACAAAACAGTTACAGTTACTCCAACAAAAACTGACGAGGGACAATATATGGTTCTCACAGGAACATTTACATTAACTGTGGATACGTTATATAGATATAGCGTAGAAGTATCCGCTTCTGATGATGAGGAGATTTATAGAGGATTGATATTCGCTACAAATCAGTCTAATCTAGAGAAGTATTTTGTTAATAAGGATGTATATACAGAAGAGGACAGTTACGATAATGAATTTATTATACTATAATGGGAAAGAGAATACCAAAAAGACAACCTCAACCGCTACCAAAGCCTAAAGACGGCATTCACGTTGTTAGCTTATCTAGCTATACAGCTCCAGAAGTTGTTGAATCTAAAAAAAATGATTGGGTAGGATACGGTGATGACAATATGTACTTTCAGTATCTTATAGATAGATATAATGGGTCTCCAACAAATAATGCTGCTGTAAACGGAATATCAGAAATGATATATGGGAAAGGGCTAGAAGCTACCGATTCAGAAAGCAAACCTACAGAGTATGAAAAGATGAAAAGTCTATTCAATAAAGACTGTATGAAAAAGGTTTGTTACGACTATAAAATGATGGGTCAAGCAGCAATCCAAATAATCTATTCTAAAGACCATTCAGAGATCGTAGAAGCCTCACATATACCTGTGGAGACGTTAAGGGCGGAGAAGGCTTTAAATGGCGAAATAAAGGCATATTATTATGCTCCTGATTGGAGTGAGGTAAAAGCTAATGATAAACCAAAGAGAATATCGGCTTTTGGGATGAGTCAAGATGGTATTGAAATACTATATATCAGACCTTATAGAGCAGGATATTATTATTACTCCCCAGTTGATTATCAGGGAGGATTACAATATGCTGAATTAGAAGAAGAAATAGCTAACTACCATATAAGTAATATACAGAATGGTTTACAGCCAAGTATGTTGATTAACTTCAATAACGGTACTCCAGATAAGGAGCAACGTGATATGATTGAAAGAGCAATCTATGAGAAGTTTAGTGGGAGTAGTAATGCTGGTAAGTTTATTCTTGCATTTAATGATAGTAAAGAATTAGCTGCAACTGTAGATCCTATTATTCTGAATGATGCCCATCAGCAGTATCAGTTCTTATCTGATGAATCCATGAAGAAAGTAATGGTATCCCATAGAATTGTTTCTCCGATGTTAGTTGGTATAAAAGACAATAGTGGTCTAGGAAATAATGCAGAAGAGCTCCAAACAGCTTCTCTTTTGATGGATAATACCGTTATTAGACCGATGCAAGTTACAATATTAGATGAGCTAGAAAAGGTACTAGAGTTTAATGGTATCAATCTAGATATCTATTTCAAAACATTACAACCTCTAGAATTTACTGATTTAACAAACGCTATTAGCGAGTCTGAAATAGAGAAAGAGACTGGAGTAAAAAGAGATGTTGAAGAGACGATTGATGAACAAATAGAAGAACAAGAATAATGGCTACTGCACTATTTATAAAGAGAGCTGATTTAGTTAGGAATACTGCCTTGAGTGGTAATGTAGATCCTGATAAGTTTCTACAGTTTATAAAACTAGCTCAAGAAATCCACGTTAGGAATTATTTAGGTACTGACTTATATGATAAAATATCTAATGATATTATTGATGATGATTTAAGTGGAGACTATTTAGCATTAGTCAATGATTATATTCAGCCAATGTTGATTCACTATGCTATGGCGGAGTATTTACCTTTTGCAGCATATACTATTGGTAATGGAGGAATATATAAACATAATAGCGAGAATTCAACGCAACCTGAAAAGAATGAAATAGATTCACTTACTGCAAAGGAGAGAGATTACGCTCAATACTATACCGATAGATTTATTGACTATATGACCTTTAATGCTCCTAGTAAGTTTCCAGAGTACTATAGTAACAATAATGAGGATATTTATCCTGATAAGGACAGCACCTATTCAGGTTGGGTTTTATGAAGAAACAGTATAAGGTAAAGAAAGATAACGAAATCAAGTTAAATAGTTATCTTAAAAAGAATAATAATGAGCTGGGGAAAGATATACGAAACAACTCATTTCGGAGAAATAAATAACAGTATAGGTTGGGGCGATATCTATGAGACTATCGTTAGCACCTTCGTTAGAACTTTAGCGAGTACATCAAATATATTTGCTGATGCTATCAATTATCTAGCGAGTAATTTTTATAGTGAATAATGGCAAATACAATAAATTGGGCGGTTTCATATTGTAGTAGTTGGTGGGGTAATAGCTCCAATCAGTCTACTGTAGATATAGATTCTAAACCACCTTGTCTATAATTAATAATTAAAAGAAATGGCTAAACAAAGTGTAGGAATTGGTAGTGCAGCAAATGATGGAACAGGCGATCCGTTAAGAACCGCATTTGATAAGATTAACGACAATACAGATGAGTTATATACCCTACTAGGTGATGGTACTACATTATCTATATCTGGAGATATAAGTGTAAGTGGAGGAGCAGTAACTCTAGCGAATGGTGCTGTAGATGAGGTTCATCTAAACGCAACCAACTCCCCAACGGATGGATATGTATTGGAGTATGATTCAGGTAGTGGAGGATTTACTTGGGGACAAAAGTTCAATGGTGATATTACAGGTATCGTTGCAGGTAATGGACTTACAGGTGATGCTACTTCTGGAGATGCTTCTTTAGCTGTTGGAGCAGGTACAGGTATTACAGTAAACGCAGATGATATACAGATCGCTGATAATGGTGTAGATCACGACCAATTAGCAAATAGATATACTGCTAGTAGTGCTGTAACTTCAGCAACTGCAATTACTATAGACACTTCTGCTGCTGATGTATTTACTTGGACTGCAGGTCACTCTACCACAATAGCATTTACAAATGTTAAAATCGGTTCAACTTGCTCCCTTATAGTTACTGGCGGAGGTTCATCTTATACACTTTCATTAGGTAATATAAATGGCTCATCAGGTACTTTCAATAAATTAGCAGGCACTTATGATGATACGAGTTCAACTAAAAATCTAATTGAGTTTAAATTTATATCTACGTCAGAAGCGTGGTATCAAATCTCACAAATAGCATCTTAATTATGGCATACGCAATAAATAGAAACGGAACGATACAGGTATATCAATCAGTACCTAAAGCATTTAAAGGCTCACAGAAAGAGTATTTAGGTGGCTTTGACCAACTAACTAGAGGCGAGCAAAAGGCAGAAGGTTTGTTTGATGTAGTATTACCAGATGGTTATAACTCACAAATCCACGATTTAGGAGAAATATTTTGGGATAGTGCCAACACACAGTTTACTTACCCAAAGACTAATAAGACTTGGTCGCAAACAGTAGCCGAACTAAAAGAACAAAAGATTGCAAACCTGAAATCAAATGCTAATTCTGAACTATCAAAAACAGACTGGGTCATTATAAGAGATACTGAATTAGGAAATACTACTGATTCAGCTATAACAGATGCTAGAGCGGCAATAAGGACAACCGTAGAAACTAAAGAAGGTGAGATAAACGCAAAGACCACAAAAGCACAAGTAGTACAGTACGATATAAGTTTATAATATGGCTTTAAATAAAAAGTTTTTCCCTAAAGTTGCAGATGCAGCAGCAGATGCGGTATTCACTCCTTCAGAACACTTTAACACTGTACTCTATACAGGTAACGGAAGTACTCAACGTATAGGAGGGTATATAAATAGAGGTGGGGTATTTAATGGTAGTAATAGTGTTATAACTTTGCCTAATAGTGTAGAATCTCCGTTAATATCAAGTTCAGAATTTGCAGTATCAGGTTGGTTTAACACAACAACTGTTTCGTCAAGACAAGGGATTATATCTTTATTTCAAGATATGTATCTAATTGTTGAGGTAACATCAAGTGGAAATTTAAGAGGCAATGTTGGTAATTCTGTTGGTTCTAATACTGTTCTTACAGGGACTACTACTTTATCTACAAATACTTGGTATCATTTTACATTTACAGGCAATAGTAGTTCTATTGAATTATATTTAAATTCCTCATTAGAGGATTCATCTACTGCTTGGGATGGAACTTGGTATGCATCAACAAATATAACACCAAAAATTGGTACAATTACCACTAATTATTTCAATGGCAAACTTGACCAAATAAGAATCTTTAACAGAGCATTAGACGAAGCAACAGATGGAGAAGTAACTACTCTATATGGAGAAACCTACGCAAGTACTACTATATCTACTACGGATATTTTTGATGACAATTCAGGTGTTGCTTTATACCAATTAGATGGTAATGCAAATGATACAGGAGGAGTAAGTGGTAAGTTTGGAAGTGCTGCTATATTTAATGGGAGTAGTAGTAAGATAGATTTGCCAAATTTAGGCATTAGCGGTGCTAATACGAGAAGTATATCAGCTTGGATTAATGTAAATAGTTTAAGTTCTGCACAAACTATTTTACAATATGGAAGTAATTCTGCTGAACAACGATTTGGTTTTGCAATAGACACATCAGGTAAAATATATGTTGAGTATTTTGGAAGAGATGCTATTACTTCATCAGCACATATTACTGTTGGCAGTTGGTTTCATCTTGCAGTAACCTATAATGGGGGAGCAATAGAAACAGCAACTAATACACAAATATATATTAATGGTTCAGCAGTTTCTATGTCAACATCAGGAACTTCAACAGGCTCTGCTAATACAACAGACAGCAATTACGCTATTGGATATGATAGATTAAACACAAGACAATATTTTAACGGAAAAATAGACGACGTAAGAATCTATTCAGATGTACTAACCTTAACAGAAGTAGGATATTTATACAACAATACAACGGCTTCAATTCCAACAGATAATCTTGAGGCATACTACAAATTAGACGGGGATGCAAGAGATGAACAACAATTATACGATGGTACTGCAAGTAACGTAACCTATGCTTATGATGGTACTGCTACTAACGTAACTTACCAAGAGGCTACA